TTTGGTGGATTATGTGCAGAAATAAATATTGTTTATGAGATTATTGCTGTTTTAATTGCTATATTCGGGGTGCTGACAATATGGGGAACACAGAGGAAAGAATAAGAGATATCGAAGAAATTTTGGTAGATGTTATAAACGGGCGGAGTGTTAACTCTGAACTTAAAAGAAAGTTAGAAGAGAGAACGGGTAAACAAAGGCATATTTACTGGAAAGAGGATGAATAATGGATGAAATTAAAGAACGAGTAACTGTTTTAGAAATCTGTTATAAAAATGTTAGCGAGGACATAAAAGAAATTAAGGAAGAAATAAATAAAATAAGCGACAAAATAGATACCATTGCAACCATTAATAATAAACAGAATGAAAGCATTGCAAAGCATTCCGCAACATTAGAACATGAAAACAAAAACATCTACTGGATAATGGGAATTGTAGCAGGTGTGGCCTCTGGTGTGGGAACAGCTTTAATAACTACATTGATGGGGCGGTAAAATGTGGAACTTAAACTGGTATAACATTTGGAAATACAGCTTACCAAAATTTTGGGAGGAGATACCTTTAATCTTTGCAATTGTTGATGAATATACAGAGAAATATCGAAGTATTGTAGATAGGAATAAGGATATCAACCTTTATGCTCTATCTTTGGCAGTGCGACGGCAAGAAAACGGTGGGAAAGGAACTGAGTTTGGTGTTATGGCGGCTAAAGGAACAGACCTCGAAAAACAGGCAAGGTGGGCAGTAGTAACTTTTCTAAAGAATGAGGAGCGATGGGAGAGAGCGATGAGAGAGGGAAATTGGAAACCTCAATATCAGAATAGAGAGTTAGATTATATTACTTACTTGGGAAACCGTTGGGCGCCAGTTGGAGCGAGTAATGACCCGGCAGGACTTAATAAATACTGGATACCAAATGTTCAACGATTATACTTACTTTATAAAAGATAAGGAGGTGATAAAATGGAGTGGTTAGAGTTAATCAAAGAAGTTCTAATAATCGTTCTTCCTCCCTTACTTGCGTATATCTTTGGTAAGTGGGGAATAGACCAAGACAAAATCGCTCAGCATAGTAGATTACTCTTAATCGCAAAGCAAGCAGTTCTTTGGGCTCAAGACGCATATCCGGACTCTCCGGGAATTGAACGATACGAGCAGGCATATAATGCTTTTATTCAGGCATTAAATCAAGCAGGGTTGCTTAACAAAGTCCCTCAAGATATTTTAGACCAAATACTTAGAGCGGCTTATCAAGAAACGATTGGGCTTCAAAAAAGCTTGGGAAACTGATTGAGGGGGCAATTGGAAAATTAGTCAGCGATACTCTTTTAGATACAAAGAAAAGAGAGAAGTTGTTTGCCTGGCTTACAGAACATGGTGTCCAGATTGACCCCCAGTTTGAGGAAAAATTAGAAGAGTTACAAAAGGCGAAAGAATTAGCCGAGTTCGAACAAACATTGCCACAGACTACTGAACAGATTGAGGGATATAAAGAAGTTGAGGCAAACGTAAAAGAAAGCGTTCAAAACTGGCTAATTGAAGTTGCTAAAGAGCAAGGAGCTCCTGAAGGTGAATGGGAATTCTGGATTGATGCTTCTGGGAATATTCACAAAAGAGGTGAATGAAATGAGACATGTTTTATTTTGGGGAATTGTGGCTTTGGCAATCTTAGTAATAACTAAGTTTGGACTTAAACTATGGTGAGGTGATATAATTATGATGTATTTTGTTTGTTTTGTAGTCGGGGCAGGTTTAGGAGCTTGGCTAATGTATCAATTAAAATGCAAATCCTGTAAATAATCGGGTAGGTTCTTTCCTTTTCCTACCCTTTTCTTACCTCCTTTTCCTCCGGGGCAGTAATAGTGCTACCCCGGAGGTTCTTTTTTTTATACAAAAATATTTTAAAAATATTTTTAAATTTTTTTTAAAAATGCTTGACAAAAAAGAATATATAAGATAATATATAGACAGAAAAAAAAAGGAGGAAGAAAAATGAAATTGGAGAAAGTAATTAAAAGAGACGATTATAATAGGAAATACAAATGGAAACCAATTATACAGACATTATGCAAACCAGAACAGGGGTGGGCGGAAATGTTATACCCACCAGTTAAGATGGTTGAGGTTTTTGCTAACCCACTAAAGAAACAAGTTATCATCAAAGACCAAGATATAATAATTGACACATACACCACTAAAAAAGAGTTTAGAGAAGCATTGATAGACTTACTTAGATGGGCTGGAAGTGATAATTTTAAAGGATTTACTTGTTTCAATAACGAAGAGACTTACATTGGATTTGAAAAATTAGATATCGAGTGGTTAGCCGAGCTTCAAATAAGATATACAAGGTAGGGCTATTAGCCCTACCTTTTATAAAGGGGGGCATCTGCCCCCTTAAAAAGGAGGAAGAAAATGAACATTAAAGTAGATATCTTATCACTACCAAGTGATATCATCTGTCCCTTCTGTGGACAGGTGTTTGAGCTGGAGAATGATTTTATTATTTACGGGAGTTGCCCCCATTTCGTAGAAACAGGGGGGGGCTGTGATGGGAGTGTGTGGGCTGAATTTGATGATGGCGATGATTTGTAAATTATATTATGAATAAAATTGATATATTAACAAGTTCTCCAGGAAGAATTGGACGAGGTATTATATTAGGAGGGGTGTTGCCCCTCCTATAAAAAGGGAGGTAATAAATAAAATGGAAAGAAAAAGCTATTTATTCAAAGGTCATAACTCTAATTGTTCTCAAACTGTTCCTCACCACCCCCATTTAAGGGGGACATATGATACGGTAAGGTACGGAGAATTGGATACCTTCTGCAAAGGTATCTTATCAGAAAATGAATGTTATGAGGATTATTTCTATTCGGTGGGATGTGCTTGTACTCCCGCTAAACTTAAGTGCACCATTCTTACCTTCGACAGTAAAGAAGAAAGGGAAGAGTGGGAAGAAGCTCACCCAGATAGGAGAATAGAAACAATCCCTCGCCATGAGGGAAGCTGTGCATAAAATGAGGTATTTGGAAAGGAGGAACAATGGAAATAATCAAAAAGAAACCAACGAAATATGTGCTTGAATTCGGGATGACCGCCGAAGAGCTTATGCAACTCTTTGGGGTTACCAGAGCCACTCTTTCTGCATGGGCTAACGACCCACGCAAAAAAGAGTGGATGAAAAAAGAGATAGAAGAGTGGCAAGAAAAGATGGCAGAACAGAAATAGGTTTTGCCATCTTTTTTATTAAAAAGGAGGTAATAAAATGAAAAAAGAAATAGATGAATTTTTAACAAATGAGGAATTATTAACCTTGACACGTGATGAGCTATTAGCTTGGGTTAAACAGCTTCAAAAAGAAGTAAGATATTGGAAGCACCGGTTTAACTGTGTAGATAGAGAATACGATATAGTATGTCGGCAATATCGTATTCCAAGATATTGAAAGGAGGGAAAACATGATAGGTATAATTTGCGGGGCAATTTTGGGAGCGGTAGGGATTAGTTATGCATTGGTTTGCGTAAATAGTCCAAAGATGATTTTCTTTGAAATTAAGGGAATTACAAATCGATGGATGTATTTAGAAGAAATTCCACCGTTTTTTAATTAAAAGGAGGAATAACATGATAAGCGAAGAAGATGTACTTAAAAATGGTTCTTATCGTTCGGATAGCGTTGTTACCGATTATATTTGCCCCTTGCCATCCTATAACGGAATTGTAATTCGGTGCAGAAAAGATTGTGAGCTATATTGGAAAACAGGAAGGAAATGCTCGATTAAGGGCATTGCCGAAGCTCTACACTATCAAAGGAGGTAAGAAAATGATTGAAGGAAAAGAGTTAATGGAGTTCCAGGGTTCAGCCAGGGATATGGAATATAGACTTGCTGAAATGCAAGAGCAATTAGGTGTAGTTCAAAGATTTTTCCAAAAGGTAATGGTGAAAGGGCAAGATTACGGTATAATCCCAGGAACGGACAAGCCTACTCTCTTAAAAGCGGGAGCAGAAAAATTATGCGAGTTATATGGATTTGCTCCCGTAATTAAAGACATAAGAGAAGAAAAGAACAACGATACTGGATTTTGCCGCTACTTAGTAATAATAACTCTCTTACATAAACGCTCGGGAACTGTAGCAGCCGAGGGAGTAGGAGAAGCTAATACAAAAGAAGATAAATTTTTATATAGATGGATACCAGAATGGAAGATGCCTCCAAATATTGATAAAAGTTCTCTACAGTTCAGGGTTGAAACTGCAAAAGATGGAAAACAATATCGTTTTTATAGAATAGAAAACCAATCACCGCATTCGCTCTGGAACACAATCCTAAAGATAGCAAAAAAGAGAGCTCTGGTAGATGCTACTCTTTCGGCTACTCGCTCCTCGGGGATATTCACTCAAGATATGGAAGATTTACAGGATTGGATTGATGCAGAAGTTATAGAAGAAGATTTCCCAATTCAAGATAATATTAAAACCACAAAAGAAACACAAAAACAACCAAACAACCAGAGCAAAAAAATAACAGAAAAACAAGAAAAATATTTATACGTTCAAGCAAAACAGAAAGGCTTAGATAGCGAGGCACTACACAAAATGGTTAATGAATTGTATGGAATAGAACACCTCTCAGAATTGGATTACACTCAGTTCAATTTCGTTCTGGATGAGTTAGCTAAAATGGGAGAAGCAAAATGAAAGGAACAATATTAACGGAAATTAAGCTGGATAATTTACCAAAATACGCAGAATTTGGTATTAGAAGGCTCACAGAAGAAGAGGTTAAAACATATAAAAAACTTGAATATGTAACTGAATGGGGTAATGACTTTAAAGAGGGGATAGTGTTTAATTATGGTGTTTGGTATTTAGTTAAGCGAATATAAAAGAGGAGGAGCTTTCGCTCCTCCTACTAAGGAGGTAGTAAAAATGTGGGCAGTAATAAAAGGGAATTTGGTAAACCTCGATAATGTGGTAGAGATTTCTCGCTCAACTCTTGGTTTTAGAGTTAAATATATTGGAGAAGAATTTGAGCGGTTTTTCGAGTTCGATAATAAAGAGGAGCAAGAGAAAGAATTTAACAAGTTAACGAGGCTGGTTCTTAAGGAGGAGTAGCTACTCCTCCTTTTTCTTATACTTTATGAGTAAATCCATTATAGCCATATCAAGTAGCCGAGAGAGTGGAACGTGGGTTTCGTTCCACACCTTACGAAGCTCCTCCCACAACTCGATATCTACCGTGCAACAAATTCTCTTTCTACTCTTAAGCGACAAGATATATCACCTCCAAGAGAATTATAGCATAATATTGCAGTTTATTAAAAATAAGTTATAATAAATTAAAAGAAAAATATAAACATATTTAAACGATAAATTTTATAAATGTGCTTTAAGTTTTTCAAAAAATGAGTATAATATATGTAGGGGTGCGATATGGTTAAAGTAAAAACAGAAGCTTTAAAAAAGTTTATGGAAGCCAACGGTTTAAATCAAACTGAATTAGCCAGAGCCGCAGGGGTTGACGTGTCTTATATATCTATAGTTTTAAATGGTAAAGTAGCCACCGTTGGCATTAAGTTCGTGACGGGCATATTAAAATACACTGGAATGAAGTTTGACGATTTCTTTTTTATGGATGAGGTAAATAATAAAGGAGAGGAACAACGTGAATAACTTACTCTTAGACTCTCAACCCCTGGTAGTTATCCCCGAATTAGCCACAATACTCGGTTTAAATGAGGCAATAATACTACAACAAGTTCATTATTGGTTAGTTAATAACGAAAAAGCGGGGAGAAATTTTGAAGACGGTTATTACTGGACGTATGGGTCTTATGCTTCGTGGAAGGAACAGTTCCCATTTTGGAGTGAAAAAACTATAAAAAACACAATTTTAAAATTAGAAAAACTCGGTTTGTTAATAAGTGGAAATTTCAATAAAATGGCTTTAGATAAAACAAAATGGTATCGTATAGACTATCAAAAACTGGATGAAATAATAAAACAAAATACTCTTACGACAGCCCAAAAGGGACGACCATGGGGCAAGATTTACCCAACCATGGGGCAAGATTTACCCAACCATGGGGCAAGATTTACCCAACCATTACCAGAGACTTCTACAGAGATTTATACAGAGACTTCTACAAAAGAAAAAGAAATTTCGCCTGACGGCGATGTTGGTTCGTTAGAACCAACTGATTGTTCTTCTTCCATTAAAGAAATTTTTGAATACTACAATGAGGTCTTTAAGGATTGTTGGTCTAAGCCACTTTTATTAACTCCTCAACGAAAAAAGAAAATTTCTGCTCGACTTAAAAACTTTACTCCAGAAGAGCTCAAAATTGCCATACAACATATCCGTGCCTCTCCATTTCATTGCGGAAATAACGACAAAGGTAGGATTTATGCCACACCGGATTTTATATTTAGGAACGACGAAACGGTGGACAAGTGGTTGAAAGAGAAGCCGAGATATGGCGGAGTTCAAGGATATGACCCGCCGCAAGTTATAGAGGAGTGGTGAAAATGGAAATAGCTTTACAAAATTTAATAGGAGAAAATGCATTTACGGAGCGAAAATGTGAAGTGTGTGGAAGAATACTTACGCCAGTAGAAGTAAACATTGCTGGTAGAATTTATAAAGTTGTGCCAGCTTGCGAATGTGAAGTTAAGAAATACCAGGAAGAAAAGGAACGTTTAGAGCGGAAGGAACTGGATATTTATCTGGAAAGTTTCTTTGCTCTCTCTGAAGCTGAAAGATATAAAGATTGCTCTTTAGAGAATTTTGAACCCCGAGAGGGAGTAAGGGAAGCATGGGAGAAAGTTAAACAATATATTGAGAACTTAGAAGAGAACCTTAAAACTGGTCACAGTCTTTTCCTCTTCGGAGACGTGGGGACGGGTAAAAGCCATTTAGCTTTTTCCATTTACAACGAAGCTAAAAATAAACATTTCTCGGTAGTGTTTAATACTGTTTCAAACATTATGAATCGATTAGACAAAACTTTTACAAACAAAGAAGCGGAATTTGACTTACTTGAGCTACTTAAAATTGCTGATTTATTGGTTCTCGACGATTTAGGAGTGGAAGTAGAGAACCAGCGTTCAAAAGAACGGCTTCACGAAATTATCGCTGGAAGATACAATGGTAGGAAAGCTACAATTATTACCACTAACTTAAAAACTCAAAGCGAAATTATTCAGTGGCTGGGTGCTCGAATTTTCGATAGGCTCTTAGAAACGAGCACGTTTATAAGATTTTCTGGCAAGAGTTATAGACAAGAAAAAAGAAATGGCAAATGAACTTATGTCAGAAAAAATAGATTTGTATCGACAGTTTTTAAGAATGCTGAGCGACAGGGAAATAAGCCAGATTGAATACGAAGAAATAATAGACTTGATTGATAAAGCTAAGAGTTTTGATGACCTCAATTGTGTTCGTGATAAGCTTCAGATTGCACCATTTTAGGAGGTAGAAATGGAAGAAGGAGGATATTGGGTAGTCTGGAAAAAAGAATTAACGGAGGATGAGGTTCGTAGAAGATATTTCAAGATGACAGGAAGGGAGCCAGACCTAATTCATTCGCCAGAGGAAAGCAAAACCGATTGGTGGTGGACTGGTTGGGTGAACAAGAAAGAATATTATGCTTTCAAAGAAAAGGAGGAACACAATGACTAATCAGGGGTTTGAAAATTTACGGGAGGAATTTTTAAGTAAGGAAGTAGAATTACTGGAATGGAAAGGTGGAGAATATGCAAACTACTCCGATAGATTACTAAATTTTAAGGAGATAGCTAATTTTGTAGGTTTGGACGCAACTGCTATTTGTTTACTATATCTGTTAAAACATATCCAAAGCATTACATTAGCGATTAAAAGTGATAAACATAAAGATAAGTGGTTCTGGCAGGACGAGAAAGGAGAAGGATTAAAGCAAAGAATAGCTGATGCGAGGAACTATTTATTGTTGCTTGCGGCTTGTATTGAAGAAGAATTAAAGGAGAAACATAGTGGATAAGTTATTAGAAAAATATAATTTTAATAATGGATATGCTCGGTTTGTTACGGATTTAGATAATCCGAACTTTAAAATGTGGGTCAATCCATTTGTTAAGGAGTTTGTGAAAAAACAAGACGAAACACTTTACTTATTTCCAATGGGCACACTGAAAGAATTTAAGCTTAATTTAATGTGTCTAATGTTTTACTATGGGACTTTTTTTAAAGGGTTAAACTGTGGGAACAATGAGGAACTAAGAGATAAGTTTAAAAAAATAGGAGTAAGGGGAGTTATTGATGATAACTGTTGACGTGTCTGGAGGATGCGATTCCACAGCAGTTTGCCTCTTATATAAGGAAAGAGGAATAGATTTTGAAATGCTTTTTGCCGATACGGGAGCGGAATTTCCAGAAAACTACTGGTTTTTGCCGAGGTTGGCAAAATATGTGGGGAAGAAGCTAATTGTGGTAAATAATGGAAGCATGTTTTTGTGGTTAGTTAAGAAAGAATATTTTTTACCTTCTCGGAGAGTGAGGTGGTGCACGGAGAAACTCAAAACAATACCTATAGCGAATTACTATAAAGAACATGATTATGTTCATGCCATGGGAATAAGGGCTGATGAGCAATATCGAATTAGAGATAAAAGTAAATTGCATAAGAACGAGGAAATTCTTTATCCTCTCATTGATGCTGGAATAGACAAAATAGAAGCAAAGAGAATATGTGAAAAACACGATATGCTAAACCCTATTTATCACTGGAGGACAAATGTTTCCTGTTTTTGCTGTCCTTTCCAACGGTTGGAGGATTGGAGAGGATTGTATAAGAATCATCCAGAGCTTTTTATGGTAGCTGAACAATGGGAAGAAGTTAGAACGGGTTTCAGCTGGCGTAGTGATAAGTGGACCTTAAGAAAGATTAGAGAAGAATTGAAAGGGGGAAACTAAATGAATGATTTTGTTCAAGCATTAAAAAAAGTTGTCTCAGTTAATGAGACAGTGTTGTTTAAAAGTAATGGTAATGATTTAGAAATATCTACCATTAGCTCTGATTTAGATATTAAAGTTACTATTCCATTTGATAAAAAACTCAATTGTAGCACAGACGGCAAGGTGCTAAGTGATTTTTTGCGATCGGCAAAAGACGTTACATTAGAGCAAAAAGAGCAAAGCTTAGTAGTCCAATTCGACGATAGCGAGTTAGAGCTTCCTATATATCCGATTGATTCGTTCCCTGAATTTCCCGAACCCACAGGAGATAAAATTTTCGTTTCTTCTAAAGATTTAATAGGCGCATTTAAAAAAGTTGATTTTATTCCAATTCGAGAATGGTATCAACCGTTTAAAGCTTCAGTTCTATTTGAGTATCAATACGAACTTTTAAAAATAGTGGCCACTGACGACCATAGATTAGCTGTTGTAAAGATAATTGTTGACGAAGAAAAGCCGACAGAACAGAAGAAAATATTATTATCAAAAGACACGATTTCTAAGTTAAAAAATATTCTTCCAGATCAAGGAGAAGTGAGTTTATTATTCACCGACAAAGGATTGTTCTTTAACTGCCAAAACGCTGAAGGAACTATCGATTTGTTTGCTAACTCGATTGTCGGAGAATTTCCAAATTATGAGAGCGTGCTTCCAGGGAACGAATTAGACGCCTGTAGCATTGAACTTCTGAGAGATAAACTAATTCAGTCTCTCAATCGTGTTTTTTTGATAACGGACGTTGTAAAAATTAGTATTGACGAGAACTTGGAAGTTTCTGGAGAAAGCGAGAAAGGCAAGTTTAAGGAAACAATTCCAACTCTTGAAATGGACGGAAAAGTAAATGCTTTGTTCAACGTTAAATATCTACTTCAGCCGATTACACACTTAGAAGACGAAAAAGTCGTGTTAGGGTTTAATGAAAATAATTTTGTGTCGGTGAATAGTAGTCAGTATGTTTACGTTCTGTGTCCAGTGGAGGTGCCGAATGCCTAACGAAATAATTTTGTCTGGAAGAGCAGTAGAGGATTTTACGTTAAAGTTTAATAAAGACGGTCAGCCGTGGGGACGTTTTCGAGTTGCTTCTCAAGACGGAAAGTTAACGTTGTTTATATCAGTTGTTGTATCGGATACTTTGGCGGAACAACTTCAGGAATTAAAAAAGGGAGATATGGTATATATAAAGGGAATGTTGAGACAACGAGATTACGAGAGCAACGGTCAAAAAAAGATAGTCTATGAAATTAGAGCAAGAGAAGTCGAGACAAGCAAACGTCTAAGCGTATCGGAGCAAATAAAAAGAGTTAAAGATATGGAATTGGAAGACATTCCGCCATTTTAGGTGAGAAAATGGAAGGTAAGAAGAACTTGAACCGGGGTAGAAACTTTGAGTATCGAATAGTGTATCGTGCTCGGGAAAGAGGATTGAACTCTTATCGTATAGTTCTATCTGGAGCGGGAGAAGAGAAAGGAGATATAGTAATTGAGGATAAAAAATATGAATGTAAATATCGGAGTGGTGGCTTTAAAGAACTCTATGATTGGTTTGAAAAAGCGCAAAAGGAAGGCTGTCTTGGATTGATTTTTAAAGTGAAAGGGCGGAGTAATGACTTAGTAATATTGGACGTTGACGATTATTTGGATTTGCTAAAATATAAGGAGGCGGATAATGTTACTATGCGAGATTTTAAAAGTTAAGCAACCGGCGGAGTTTTCTCTACTTTGTGAATTATTTAATATTAATGAGAGCGATTTACAAAAAACTCCGGGTGAGGTGGGTTGGTTCGACCCATTTTTTGAAATGGTTCACGACTCGGAGGGAAGATATTTAGACTACACGAAGGGAGGAAGAAAATGACAAACGCTTATGAGGAGAATGACAAGCTTAAAAAAGAAAAAAAGAAAGTGCTTATCGATATTGATACTTTAGAAGACTTGAGAAGAACTTGGTTTGAAATGGGCTATGAGGTAGGAAGTAGAAATAGAGGGAAGGGGGACATAAATGAGGAATATCAAAAGATAAGACGACCAATGAATGAGGACGAAGAGTGAAAATTCCTTCCGCTACTTTCCGTTGGGTGGAATACGAACTTTATAATTTAGAGAAACATAAAAAAGAATTAAAACTTCTAAAGGAGGAAATATTACTCCACACACCAGACCGACTTGGTGGCGGGAACGTTTCAGGTGTGATATCTGACCAAACCGGAGATAAAGTTGTAAGGCTAATGTCTGACCCCCGGATAAATAATTTGGAGAATAAAATTAGAGTTATAGAAGGAGTTCTGAGGAGGAAAGTGTTTAGAGATATTTACGAGTTGAAGTATAAAGAAGGGCTAAGTGTTGAGGAGTGTTGTAAAAGAATGGGTATCGAAAAAGGAATGTTTAAACTTTTGCGAGAAGCATTAATTTGCCAAATAGCAAAAAATTTAGGTGAGGGGTCTTGACAAAAACGATTTTGTCAAGTAGTATATTTGGTAGAATGGGGAATTTGTATACAAATACATTTTCTTACCCTCCTTTTTACAGCCCGGGGGTGCGCTCTCGGGCTGTTTTTCTAAAGCCATGAATGAAGAAATTTATACTAATTTATTGGAATTTGGCATTCAATTTTGGATAAGAGACGGAGAATTGCGTTTTAAATATCCGGAAGGCTTAAAAGGTGAGGGTAAGAAAGACTTGTTCAAGTTCATTAAGGGGCACGAGGAGGAAATTAAGAGGAGGATAGGGAATGGTAAAAAGAGAGGAACTTGTTAAGCTTATATCGGAGAGCGACATTCAAGTTTTAAACATCGACGATATTATTTTCGATAAGTCATTAGAGACCCTTATTATATTATTGGCGGAGGAAGACCATTAGAAGATTTTTTAATGTCTGTGAGTTAATGAACATAGAACAATTCGAAAAAGAGATACAAGCTTTCATAGAAGAAATAGAGGACGCAAGAGATAAGAGAGACTTCGAATTGTTAAAAGCAATTTCCGGAGATTTGAAAGACTTTCTACATTTTAATGCTCATAAGTTTAAATGGTCTTCCGAGTTGTGTGAGGAGAAGAATATCATGAACGAGAGTTATAAAATGGTAAAGGATAGAGCTGGTGGAAGGTGTGAATTATGCGGAAAGACCGGAACTGATATTCACCACTTAGCGGGGAGAAGTCCATTGAAAGTTTATCACCTTCCAGAATTCTTAATTTATTTATGTAGGAATTGTCATCGAAAGTTTCACGGGGGTTAAGTATGGGAGAAAAGGTTTGTTCATTTTATGCTTCATTACCCGATATCCAATCCGCAATTAATTTTTCAGGTGCGGGGAATGGTGCGAGGATTAAATTAGATGTTTCAGAAACAGAAATAGCGGAAGTGATTAAGTTAATGTTGTTGAGGGGAAAAATATTTAAGGTGGAGGTTTATGAGGAAGATTAATGGCTAAAAGAGATTGGACAAAAATAAAGCAAGAGTATATTGAAAACGATATTACTCTTGAAGAGTTAGCAAAAAAATACGCTGTTTCTTTTTCTACCATTAGGCAAAAATCGGCTAAGGAAGGCTGGACTACAGAAAAGAACATCTTTCGAACAAAAATTGAACAAAAGTATCAAGAGAAGCAATCGGAACTTTTAGCTTCTGAGGCTTCCAGTTTTGACAATTTATGTCTGCGGGTTGCTCGTTCAGCTGTTGAGATAGTTGAGAAACAAATTATTTATTTACAAAAGAAAACAGAAGAGCAAAGAACGGATGCTTTAATAGAGAGGCAAGTTAGGTTATTGGAGAAGCTTGCTAATTCATTGAAGCAATTACAAAGTGTGGGGAAAGTTGCATTAGGCGAGAACCCCGAAGGTAAAGAAGGAGAAAGACCTATCATAATAGACTTTAGAGGTCTCAATGCAAAAGATAACGATTAAATATGACCCCCACCCAGCACAATTGCAACTCCACAACTCCAAAGCAAGATTTCGAGTTTGTAGCACGGGTAGGCGGTGGGGGAAGACGCTGGCTTGTTCATACGAGATAGTTAAGAATGCATTAGAAAAGCCGGGGTCATTGAACTGGTGGGTTGCTCCTGTTTATAATCAGAGTATTATAGCTTACAGACTTTTGTCTAATGCAGCTCAAGGAGTTATATCTCAAGATTTAAGGTCTCTTAGGAGATTAGAGTTAAAAACTGGTTCGGCAATTGAGTTTAAAAGTGCGGATAATTACAATGCGCTTAGAGGTGTGGGTATAGACATGCTTGTAATTGACGAGGCAGCATTAGTGAATAGAGAGGCTTGGGAGTCAGCTTTACGACCAACACTTAGTGATACGAAAGGGAAAGCTGTATTTATTTCCACACCAAAGGGAAGAAATTTCTTCTTTGAATTATTTGCTCGAGGGCAGGATTCAGGTTATCCAGAGTGGGAGTCATTTACTTTTCCAACTTCTGCTAACCCTTATATTGACCCTCTTGAGATAGAGGAAGCAAAAAAAACTTTACCGGATAATGTTTTTAGACAAGAGTATTTAGCTGAGTTTCTCGAAGACTCGGCGGGTGTGTTTAGAAATATTAAAAATTGTATCCAAGGTGACTTTGAAGAGCCACAAGTGAACCATTCTTACGTTATTGGCTGGGACGTGGCTAAACACGAAGACTTTAGTGTTATGGTAGTTTTAGATACTGTAATTAATCACGTAGTAGCGTTCGACCGATTTAATCAAGTTGACTATACGTTGCAAATAGAGAGATTAAAGAGCTTGGCTAAAAAGTATAATGCGACGGTATTAATGGACTCTACTGGTGTTGGCGACCCTATATTGGAGCAAGTAATTAAAAACGGAATTAATGCCGAAGGATTCCAGTTTACAAATACCAGCAAACAGCAATTAATAGAACACTTATCCGTTCAGTTAGAACAGCAAAATATAACATTTCCTTATATTCCTGAGCTTGTCTACGAGTTAGAACTGTTTCAATACGAAATGACCAGGGCGGGGAATGTCCGTTATTCTGCACCCCAAGGTTATCACGATGACTGCGTAATTGCTTTAGCTTTGGCATGTTGGAAGGTGGATACTGCTTTTTCTCCGTTTGTGGCAGCAGACGTTGAGCCAGTTGATTACTTTGACAAAGGAGAGTTTTGATGGGCTTATTAGATAGAGTGAAAAGTTTCTTTAATAATGAACGTCCGATATCTGAAAGTATTGAAGACGAGCCGGGGTATACTTTATTGGGCTCGGAGGGCGGGAAGAACTTAGACGTTGATTATTTAAAAGAGATTAGAGAAGAATCGTGGAAAGCATTTCTTACTAATCCATTAGCCAAAAGGCAAGTCAGAAATATTACGAGCTACTTAGTTGGTAGGGGATTAAAAATTTCCTCTCCTTCTCCGGACGCACAAGAGATAATAGATAATTTTACTTCTGACCCTAAAAATTATTGGGAATTATTTATTAGAGAAGAATCCAACCGTCTACAAATCGATGGCGAGATTGTGGTATTGCTTTATGTGAACACCGGGGACGGAACGGTAATAGTGCGAGATATTGAGCCGAGTGAGATAGTTGACGTAATTTTGTCACCGGACGATTACCGAGAGATACTTGCTCTTAAGCGAGTTTATACCAAAAAGATTTATAGCGCTGATTTTAAAACTTATCATACCGAACAAATTGAAGACTACATTAGACCCGGTGAGCCTGACCCGAACAATTCAAATATTGTTAGAGATTTTCTTTTTATCAAAATGCCAACCGTTGCTACTCAGTTCCGAGGAGTCCCAGAATTAGCTTCTCATTTATATTGGCTCAAACAATATCGGCAACTCTTAGACGCTCGGATAAATCTTAATAAAATGCGGGCTTCTTTTATTTGGGACGTAACGGTTGAGGGAGGAGATTCCGACGTTCAAGCGGTAAGGGCGGCAAACTCTAAAGCTCCAAGGCCAGGAACGGTCAAATTTCATAATCATAAAGTTAAATGGGAGCCGAAAAATTTAAATATCAATGCTCAAGAGTCAGAGGCAGACTTGCGAGCAGTGAAGCTAATGAACGTAGCTGGCTCTGGTCAACCCGAATTTATGGTAACTGGAGACGCTTCGAATGCTAACTTTGCCTCAACTCAAGAGGCTACATTATCTTTTCTGAAATGTTTAGAGGATTATCAAGACTTGTTCGAGTATTTTCTGGGGGCGTTGTTTAATAAAGTTTTCTTTTATGCTCAAAAGTATGGAGAAGCTCCGGATATCTTTACTGACCCGAATGGCGAGGAAATTCCTATGAATTCTTTAGTATCGGTTACTTTCCCGGAAACTAAACCTAAAGACATCGAGAAATTGGGTAGATACTTACAGACATTACAACTTATGGGGATTGCTTCCGATGAAACATTGGCGGGTATGGCGGGGATTGATTGGCAAAGTGAAAAGATTAAGTTAGAGAAAGAAAGCTTAGAAGGATACCCAAAGATTGAACCAAGCGCTGAGGATTAAAAGAGCAGTAGAGAAAGCCAGAAGAGAATTTATGGCACAGACCGAAAGACATATAAACACTATTTTAAGTAATTATGAATTAGCTCTAAACGATATAACTCGAGAACTGTCTAATATTGATACTGCGATTGATAGCTTTTCTACTCAAAGGCTAACAGCCTTACAAAGCTTTATTACTCAAAGAATTACGCAAATTAAAAACGTTAGAGACGGACAGGTTATTAATGCATTAAATGATGCTGGTAAATCGGGATTTGATACACAAATGTTACAAAGAGCAATAATGGGAAAAGCGGTTTTAGATATTCCTTGGGATTTCTTTCTTCCTCGGGGAGTAGAGCAATATCAATCTTTTGCCTTACAACTTTGCGACCAGTATGACCAAGAGTTAGTAAATGCAATCCAGCAGAGGTTGAGATTAGGTTTTATGGAAAGAAAATCTTGGTCTGAGTTAATAACCGATATCCGGCAAAACGCTTTTGGATTTAAGAAATATCAAAGAATAGATAGAAAAGATAAAGGTGCAAGCTGGAAGATTAAAAGAATGGTTAGGACTGAAACGAGTAGAATGAGAGCAATGGCAGAAGAGGAAGTAATAAGGCAAGACCAAGACATTATCGGTCTTCGTTTTTATTTTGGGGGAGGACCATGCGACGGAAGTTGTGAAAGATTAGTAGGGGAGTATTATAAAGATGGTTCTGGAATGGGATGGCCTCCCCCTTCAAGGCCGATTCATCCCAACTGTATGTGTTATACAACTAACATTTATCCCGAAATCAAGCATTATGTTAGAAGCTTAGCAAAGCAAGAAACTGAAAAAGAAGTTCCTGCTTATATTCGAGAAGTTAATGATTTAATTGCCAAAGGGATAAATACTCCCGATGATGCTATAAGATTAGGAGGAGTGTTGCGGAAAGAAGTTAATTCTCGGCTTGATGATAAGCTCCTTAGAAAACTTGATGATTTGATACAAAAAGAAAAAACAATAGAAGAGGCATATAAGGGCATTTTAGCTGAATACGAAAAAGCAATTAATAAATATCAACAAACCCAAATTAGTTTACTTAGTAAAAAGGTTAATGAAATTGAAGAAGAACTAAAATCAATAAGGAAAAAAGTAGCAGAAGCACAGAAGAATTTCCAAACTAAAAGGGCAGACATAATTAAGCAAGTGATAAAAGAAACAAGAGACACTGGTGAGGGTGTGTTATTGAAATTTGATGTAACTTCTGAATCGCAAGCAGAAATGTTGGTTCGTGAAGTTTTTGATTTTTTACCAAGAGAATGGGCAGAGGCTTCAGCTCAAACTCCGTTGCATGTAATTGTTAGAAGCGAAAGGGGATACTATAGAGACGCCATTGGCAGTGTGCCTGCAAAAATTGTTATCAATCGTGGGGATAAACAAAGGTGTGTTATCCACGAAGTTGGACACCGCATAGAAAGTACCAACCCTATAATTTTAAAGTTCGAAAAAGAATTTTACGAAGAAAGAACCAGAGGCAATCAACCAGTGACCATACCAGGATATTCTGCAAAAGAAAAATATATACCTGATGATTGGTCAGACCCGTATGTGGGGAAATATTATCCCCACGGGGCTTATGAAATTTTATCGACTGGATTAGAGGGTTTGTTTGCAAGTAGACCTACTATTGATATTTGGAAAGATTTGAAACACGTTGATTTTATTTTAGGTTTGCTTGGGGGTGTGTAATGTTTAAAGTAAGGGGTAAGTGGATGGGGAAAGAATATGAGGTTATTTGGGACAAGGGGAGATTAACTGGAGATTTTATTATTATTAAATTGATTGAAAATGAAGCAGAATCTTTAGAAGGTATTCCTGTTGGGTTCCCAACTTATGTTTCCTCAACTTATAATCATTTAAAAAGCGGGCTTAGTGTTTTAAAAATTGCTTATAATGTTTTTGATGAAATTATAGAAATTACTGGAGATGTTCCAACTGTTCCTCCTGTTCCAGAAGGGGGCATAGCTTAATGCCTTATACTTTAGCGACTATTCCTGACTGGGTTAAGAAAATGCCCAAAAGGGCTCAGGAGATTTGGGTTAACGCTTTTAATGCTGCAGTAAAACAATATGATGATGAGGAAACTGCTTTTAAGGTTGCTATTGCTGCAGTTAAAAATAAATATAAGCAGAACGAGCGAGGTGAATGGATATTGAAAGAAAATATTGAAGAAGCAGAATGGGATGTTAAATATATAAATGACCTTCCCGATGATTGTTTTGCGGTTATTCTTCCGGGTGGGGAAAAAGATGAAGAGGGTAAGACAGTTCCTCGGACACTTAGATATTTTCCTTATAAAAATGCGGATGGAGAAATAGACTTACCTCATTTAAGAAATGCTTTAGCGAGACTTCCTCAAGCTAAAATTCCTGAGGAATATCGCAGAAAAGCGGAACAGGTTCTCAAGGCAGCAGCTAAAAAAATGAAAGTAGGAGAATACGCAGAAGAAGTAGAAGACAAAGAATTATTTGAAGCTTTAACCGTAGATACTGATACTAATAGGGCTCGGGTAATTCTTCTGAAATCTGGATGGAGTAAAAATAAACGGTTTTACTCTCCAGAAGTATTGAGTGAGGCAGTATCGTTATTTGAGGGGGCTAAGTGTTATTTAGACCATGAGGACGTAAAAGGAATTAGCAATCGTAGCGTAAGAGAGTTAGCTGGTTTTTATGAGAATGTTGCTTTTATCAATAATCGGCTTGAGGGGGATTTACAATTTTTAGATACCGAAGCGGGTAAAATAGGATTAGCTTTAGCACAAGAAAGCATAAAACACAACAAACCACTTGCGGGGCTTTCCCTTAAGGGATTGGGAAAGCTGCGCAAAACTGAAGAAGGATACATAGTAGAAGAATTACAGAAAGTTAATTCCGTGGATATTGTGAGTGAGCCTGCGGCTGGTGGCGAATTCATTAGATTATACGAATCTATTATGGAGGTTGATGAAATGAAAGACTTGACTATTGAAAAATTAAAAACCGAAAGACCTGACTTGGTTCAGGAAATAGTAGACGAAGTTGAGGAACGAGTTTACGGAAAAAAGACTGAAGTAGATAAGCAGTTAAAAGAAATCAAAGAGCAGAATGAGAAACTGGCTAAAGAGATTTCTGAATGGAAAACTTATGGACAAATCAAAGAAACCGAAACTATATTAGAAAAAGAACTATCTAAAAGCGAATTACCGGATATTGCTAAGGATAGAATTAGAAAACTATTTGACGGAAAAGTAGCTAAAGTAGAGGACATAGTTGAAAGTATACAAGCAGAAAAAGAATACATAGCTAAAATAGCAGAGAAAAAACAAGTGAATGTAGGGAACAGCGGGAAGAGTGAAGTAGAAGAACAAACTAAAGAAAAATACGAAACTAAATTGAGAGAAGTATATGAAGCAATGGGATATAGCAATAATGAAATTGACGAATTGTTAAAAATTAAGAGAGGTAAATAACTATGGCGACCAATATGGTATATAAAAATGCGGATAATTTGTGGTTAGAGGTTGGCGCAGGTATTGAATCTGGTGAGCCTGTGGTAGTAGGTAACATTACTGGTGTAGCTTTAACTGATGCTGATGCCGATGGGTATGCTACTGTTAGACGTGAAGGAGTATTTGAGTTAGACGTAACAGGCACGTTTACTGTTGGCGCTCCTGTGTATATAACCAGTGAAGGAGCTTTAACCGCTACTGCGGATAGTAATGTGCTTTTTGGGTATGCATTAGAAGCCGTCACTACTTCTGGAACTATCAAAGTGCTGTTGAAAGGGTAAACTACTATGGCTACTAATATGATATATAAGAATGCAGATAATTTGAGGCTATATACAAATGCGTCAATTAAGCCTGGCAACCCTGTAGTTGTGGGCGGAATTGTTGGAGTAGCCTTGGGCGACGAAGACACCGCTGGCTATACTGTTATCAGACGAAAAGGAGTTTTTAAACTTCCAGTTACAGCTATAGAGGTAGAAGGCGACCCCGACCCAGTTCCTGTTCCTATTCACATTGGAGACACTTTGTATATAGCAGATGGAGAGTTAAGTAATGATGGTACTGGAACTCAATTTGGTTATGCATTAGAGGCTATAGATGAAGGCACTAAGACCATTAAAGTATTATTAGGAGGCAAAAAATGAGCGTATTTAAAGAACTCTTTGAAGATATGAAAAAAGATGAGGTAGGTCTCAGAAGTCAGGAGATTATGGAAATTATGACGACTTCTGACCTTCCTATTTTGTTAACTGGAGCGGCATTGGATAGAGCGTTGTTGAAAGCATACAGAGAGTTTCCTGCGGATTGGGAACAATATGTTTATGCTGAAAAAACAAGAGACTTCAGAACAGTCGAACGAGATATGGAGTATGGTGGAGATGGAGCACTTGAACCCGTAGCTCAGCTGGGGCCATATCCGTATGAGGCGCTTGGTGAAGATAAATATACTTTTTCGGTTGCTAAGTTCGGAAGAAAGATAGGCTTCTCTTTTGAAGCTTTTCAAAATGATGATTTGTCTGCACTAAAGAGGATACCTGAAAAATTAGCCAGAGCGGCACGAAGAACTGAGTTAAAGCTTATAACCAGTTTGTTGTGCAATAGTGGTGGACCTAACCCAGCACTTTTTGATGACACTGTAAAGAAAAACTTAGGAGAGGCACCATTAAGTATAACTTCACTAACTGCTGCTTTTGATGCTATAGGAGAACAGAAAGACCCCTCAGGGGAACCTTTCTTTGTGTCTCGTTTCCATTTAATCGTCCCCCCAGCTTTAGAAATCACAGCAAAGAACATTTTGGAGGCAATTGAACTAACTTATCTTGGCGAAAGTGATGTAGAATACAAAACTAATAACTGGATAAAACAGAGGATTACACTACACGTTAATCCATACTTACCAGTTATCAATACGACCAGTGGAAGCACAGCCTGGTATCTTCTTCCTGACCCAGCCGATATTTACTGTTTAGTTTTTGCTCGGTTAAGAGGACACGAAGAACCGGAAATATTTATGAAGAATCCGAATGCTGTAAAACTCGGTGGCGGACAAGACCCCTTCAACGGCGACTTCG